TCTGATAGTGAGTATTTAAGAATAATAAATTTATCAAAACTTAGAAATATTACACCAGAACAACAGTTTGATTTAGCAGAACACAATCAAGATTTAGAAAGAGACAAGCTACGTGTTATTGCAAATGAAATAGAAAGATACAAAAAAGAATATGGTCTTATAGATTTTAACGACATGATACTGGAGTTTATAAAATCAGATAAGTCACCAAAGTTTGACGTTGTATTTATAGACGAAGCGCAGGATTTATCGCTTATGCAATGGGATATGGCTAAAACTATTTGGAATAAAACAAACGATTCTTTTATAGCAGGAGATGATGACCAAGCTATTTTTAGATGGGCAGGTGCAGATGTAGATTCTTTTATAGCACAAAAAGGTTTGATGATGCCATTAACACAGTCACACAGGATACCTGCAAAAGTACACAACATTGCAATGAATATAATTAACAAAGTTAAAAACAGAATAGATAAAACATGGAAACCAAAAGTACATGAAGGATCATTGTCTAACTACGATGACTTTGAACAAATAGATATGTCATCAGGAGAATGGTTAGTACTAGCTAGAACTAAATATATGTTAAATGATTTAGAAGATACTTTGTATCGTAATGGTTTGTATTACAAGAATAGATTTAAAAAAACTAAAGAACAAGAGTTACATTATGCAGCTGTTGATTGGGAAAATTTACGTAAAGGTCAACCAATAGCTTACAAACAAATAGAAAGAATTTATAGTTATATGAAAAACAATTGTGACAAAGATAAATTAAAAGGAATGTTAAAAGAAAGTTCTTATGATTTTGCTACACTAAAACAAAGTTACGGATTAAAAACAGACACTGTTTGGTTTGAAGCATTTGATGATGCACCAAGTAGAGATGTACAATATTTAAGAAAGATGAGAATGAATGGAGAAAAACTAAACGAAGGACCACGAATCACATTATCAACTATACACGGAGCTAAAGGTGGTGAAGCACAAAACGTAGTTTTGCTTACAGACTTAAGTGAGAATACTATGAAAGCTTATGAAAAAAATGCTGATGATGAGAATAGATTGTTCTATGTTGGTGCAACACGGACCAAGGAACATCTACATGTAATATCACCAAAACAAGAATACAAAGGATATAAAATATGAGTAAAGTATGGAACAAGCAGCACGGCGGGAGTCACTACCAAAAGTATAAAATCCAGCCTAGTAAATTTGTAGTAGAGAATAAGTTGTTATATCCGGAAGGATGTGCTATTAAATATATCATAAGACATCAAGACAAAAATGGGAAAGAAGATTTATTGAAAGCAATACATTTTATAGAAATGATTATAGAGAGGGATTATAAATAATGCAAAAACCAATGTTTAGTCCACAGACAGAGTGGATACCACCACAAGATTTTCCAGATTTATCTAAACACGATGAGATTGCAATTGACTTAGAAACAAAAGATCCAGAATTAAAACAAATGGGTTCAGGAGCAGTTACAAAAAGAGCAGACATAGTTGGGATAGCTGTAGCTGTAGAAGGTTGGTCAGGATATTATCCTATTGCTCACGAAGGCGGTGGCAACATGGATAAGAATATGGTCCTAAAATGGTTTCAAGGTGTACTAAATACAAGCGCAATTAAGATATTTCACAACGCTATGTACGATGTATGTTTTATTAGAGCTGCAGGCCTTAAAATCAATGGTACTATCGTAGATACCATGATTGCTGGCTCTCTCGTGGACGAGAATCGCTTTAGATACGATTTAGGTAGTCTCGGTCGTGATTACGTCGGAAAAGGCAAAAGCGAGGCTGTATTAAAGGAAACTGCTGACCATTGGGGTGTAGATGCTAAATCTGAGATGTATAAATTACCGGCTATGTATGTTGGTGAGTATGCTGAACAAGACGCAGTGTTAACTCTAAAACTATGGCAGAAGATGAAACAAGAAATAGAACATCAAGATATAAAATCTATTTTTGAATTAGAGACAGGACTTTTTCCTTGCCTTGTTGATATGCGTTTTTTAGGTGTGCGTGTAGATTTAGAAGCAGCCAACGAATTAAAAAAGAAATTATCATTAGAAGAAAAAGAATGCCTACAAAAAGTAAAAAAAGAAACATCAGTAGATACTCAAATATGGGCTGCACGTTCCATTGCGCAAGTCTTTGAAAAATTGCGCCTACCATTTGACCGAACTGAAAAAACAAATTCTCCATCATTTACTAAAAACTTTTTACAGAATCACCCCCACCCACTGGTAAAACTAATTGCCCGAGCCCGTGAAATAAACAAGGCTCATACCACATTTATTGATACCATATTGAAACATTCTTACAAGGGTAGAATACATGCAGAAATAAACCAATTAAGATCAGACAGTGGTGGCACTGTAACTGGTAGGTTTAGTTATTCTAATCCTAATCTACAGCAAATTCCAGCTAGGAACAAAGAGTTAGGTCCGGCTATCAGATCATTATTTATACCTGAAGAAGGTTGTAAGTGGGGAGTCTTTGATTACTCACAACAAGAACCAAGGCTCGTAGTACACTACGCAGGTTTACAAAATCTCTATGGAGTGGGCGATGTATTGGATGCATACAATGATTCGAATGTAGACTTCCACCAAATCGTAGCAGATATGGCAGACATACCTAGATCACAGGCCAAGACTATAAACCTTGGTCTGTTCTACGGCATGGGTAAAAATAAATTACAAGCTGAACTAGGGATTAATAAAGAAAAGGCTGATGAATTATTTAGACAGTATCATTCACGTGTACCATTTGTAAAACAACTTATGGATAATGTATCATCACGCGCACAAGACCGTGGTCAAATAAGAACTCTACTGGGTAGATTATGTAGGTTTCATTTATGGGAACCAAATCAATTCGGTATGCATAAGGCCATGACACATGAAGACGCGCTCATGGAACACGGACCAGGGATCAGGAGAGCTTACACATACAAAGCATTAAATAGATTAATACAAGGATCAGCAGCTGACATGACAAAGAAAGCTATGTTGGAACTTTATAAGGAAGGCATCACACCGCATATACAAGTACACGACGAACTTGATATATCTGTTGAATCTGCAGAACATGCTGATAAGATAAAACAAATTATGGAAGGAGCAGTTACTCTTGAAGTGCCAAACAAAGTAGACTACGAATCAGGCACTAATTGGGGTAATATTAAATGATAAATTATGGCTTACTTAAATGCAAACATTCCTGTACAATACGCACAAATAAAAAGGGAGTATTTATATGATCTCAAAAAACATCACGGAGAGGTTGAAGACTGCATTGTGTTTGGTATTAGCTGTATTACAGGTCGCGCTATCTTATGGCATGCTATTATGGAAAATGGCGCAATCTTTTATCGTCTCCCAATTACGGCTTTTATTCAACGTGGTTATGAACCCACAGCTGTTCCCGATCAAAGACTTGATGAATTGGAGCTTTGGAATTCTTTTAGTTATTATCCTGCTGTTACTACTTATGATATTCTAGCCGGTCAATCTGGTAAATATTTTGGTAAAGATAAAAAAACACACACAGGTAAATACTTATTTACAATTGACTTTGCACATCCAGAGAGTAATATAGTTGACACCGAACATTCGGAAATACCGCACGAACATAAGTGCGCTCACATAATGGCCTTAGATAATGGTAATTATGCAGCACAACCTAACAATAGAATCATTTGGAATTTACCTTCTTTTACAGTGAAAGAAAATATTCCTGACTGGAAAGTACAAACAAATGAATGGAACGTAGAGGATGCTAGTCAGTGGGTAACCGAAGATACTGATAAATTTTTCTACGAAATTGAGGAAAAAAAACATGATAAAAAATAAATTTAAGTCTAAAGCAATGACTATTTACCTAATGATTAAAGCTAAAATTAAAGCTGGTTGGGAAAAAATTGCTGGTGTACGTTGTAAATGTGATGACTAAATGTTCAAGCTGTAATCATGATTGCCATTGCAATGGAGAATTACACGCTGATGAGTATGGAACTTGTGCTTGCAAAAAATGTAAGTGTAAAAGAACTTACGATAAAGCAATAGATCATGGCACAGATATAACTTATGAGAATGAAGTAAAGAAAAAATAATATGGAGACCCATTATGGACTACCGATTCACAGCAATGCTAATAATATTGTTATGTTTACTAGCTGTTTTTATAAGGCCTACATACACACCATTGAAACTAGATAAAAAAGATTATATAGTTCCGCTACCAAAACCGAAAATAAATGAGTAAAAAACCTTTAAATATAAGCGAAGAAGCAGCTGTACAGATGCCGATGAAAA